GACCGGCCCCCCGATTGCCTAGCTTGCACTAGACAACCGTTTTTTTCCGGTCCCTGCTACGCTCAGATGCGTTTCGAAAATGTTTCATAGGTTTTCCAGAGTTATGTATTCCTCTGGGTCCCTATTTGACGGAGAAACCATCAACATTAGACAGGATTCGTTTCCTTCCTTTTGTGAGCACTATCAGAATACCCCTCCTTGCGAGGGAGAGGCAACCTTAGGTCGATCGTCTTACGACAGTAGACCCGCTCACATCCAGAGCGACAAAAGGGGTTCTGTCGCTTTCCTGTGAGTAAGTACTAGAGTGTGTCAAGTCGTATACACGATTCGGCGTCTCTTCTACCCTTTCAGGTAGCGATTTGATTATCTTACTTCACCGATTACGGTAGGTGGCCTATTTCAGCTCCTATTCCGGAATCGGCTTCAAGGCCGAGCTCAAGCTTAACTTACGGTATTCGCGGATCACCGCAGTATCGTACAGACAGGCACGACACGTCGGATCACCTCGATTCGGCGTCTCTTCCTAGTTTTACCTAGGCGATTTGGATATTCTACTTCACTAGAAATTAGTAGGTGGTCTATTTCAACTCCTAGTCTAAAAACAAGCTTCAGAGCCGAGCTCAAGATACCGCACAGTAAGAGTCCCCTCTTACCGCCTCTTGGATACTTACTCATTGTTGACTGGGTCAACAGTTGCCCTAAACGTACTAGAGTAACGGTACCATCTCTTCAACATCTTTGACTCGCTTGTAGGAGGTTTACCCTCGGACACTCGAGTCTGGATGTTACGTGGAAACGGTAACGCCGCGAACTCAGTTTCGATCTCTCGGAATTGAGTCCACAGGTTCTCAAGGCTCTCCCAGTCAAGGGAGCACCCTGGAGCCTCTGGAGACAGCGGTTTTGTAATCTGTACAGTCCGAGTTCGATATTGCACTGGCGCGGCCACTGCAATTCCAGCAGCAGAGGTGGGTACCTCCGTTGCTAGGACGAACGGGACACAGGGCGTGACAGTTGGAGTGGACAGACGGCCTTTACGGACTGAAGCTGAGACCCACTCGTTGAAATCTTTCTCATTGTCATACTCAGAATGCCATTCGGGCAACACAGTTGCTCTAAGGTGCTCTAAGTAGAGGGCTCTAAGATCGAGATCAGGATGTGGAACAACTCCATCTTCCGTAATAACCGTGCCTTTAGGGTCTGATTCGTACACAGCCTCAAGACGAGCATTATACTCTTCTAGAGTCTGCGGACGATACCACTGCCCATCCTCCTGCCACCACCCCTCGGGTGGACAGAAGACCTCCTCTACAATCTCCTTCGTCTCCGAAGGTGCCTGAGGCAATAAGATTTCCTCTAGCTTGGTACGAAGGTCCCGAGCGGTTATGACCACATCCATGAAAGACTCTCTGTACACCGTTTCATTTAGGGAATCCACCACCTCACTAGGTGTTGTGGCTTCAATCCCTCCATGTTGCGATGCACGGTCGGCCCCTCGTGGAGTCGTGCCATAATGTTCACGATCTCTGTAGACCGTCCCTAACTTCTTAGCCAGAGCTATTAACTCTGAATAAGAATCTAGGTATTCAAGAATGAGTTTTACCTCACTCTCAAAGAATAATCTACAAAGACCATGAACCCTGGTCATCGAAGTTTTATATAGAGAAGTTACCGATTTTAAGGGTAACCAACCTTTTAAACCTGTATAACCAGGCCCCCCGGGACCGTAGAACGTAACTATGTAGTTACGCAACCGTTTTGGGAGGCTGAAGAGTCTTTTTGATGCTGAAGCTTTCGCGCGATACCCATACCCAAGGACAGATAGCATCTGCCCGAAGGACAGTGAGTATTTACGAGTTAGCTCCAATAGGCCGGCAAGTGATTGCCGACCTACCACAAACTCTGCAAAAGGAACCATTGAAACGTTCACTCCGTTAAGGAATGTTCTTTTCGCAAATTCCAATGCAGTGCCTGATGTTGAAATCAGAGACTTGTGGTCCCCGATCCCGACATCTAAAGCCTTCATAATCCCAGCGTATTGCTTGGCTACACAGTCACGAGCTATAACTACGTCGTCTCCCAAGACGGCGTAGCCCTCGTACCATGGTTTATCAGCGGTTAGTACGCCCGCCTTAAAGGCGGACCACTGAACGATCGCATGATGGAGAAACGCTAGCATCGCCCATGAACTGAGCGCACCCATTGGTTGACCGGTCGCATACTGTACAAATCCCTGTTCAGAAACGGTCTGGGGAAGACCATTTCCGAATCTTACGGTCTTTGGACAGTGATACTTCCGACCTACCATTAGGCAACCCCACAGCTCCGCCCCCCAACTTGTCAAGAAGGGGGACAGTAGTACTTTTTGAAGTACGATAGGCAAGCGATCAGTCGCAGCCGATAAATCAAATGAATACAAGGAAATTGGTTTTGAGAATTTCTTCTCATTAGCATCCTTCCAAGCAAACAAATGACGAATCGGACGCTCCTGATCAAATGTCCCATCCTGTGGTATCCGCTCCAGTAGCCCGAAGATCGCTTTATGAAGGCGATCAAAGAGCCACTGAGTCCATGGATCGACCATAGCGAACACCCGCACCTTACCGGCTGGTTCCGGTTTGAACCCGAGTTTCCCAAGCCAATTAGTTGCTTCGAAAGGATTTTTAGGTCCTCCCGAGGATAGGGGAAGAGAATCTTCCCAAATCCACAACTCTTTGGCCCAAGATTCTATTCGGTTCAGCAGCCACTGATTAGATGTCATTCTACACCAATTTTTTAAGATTGGGTAGAGAGGACTATTTAACCATGTGTATGCTGAAGCCAAAATAGATGCGGGAGATGTACTTTGAGCTCCGCTCGAAATACTATCCCCACGCACCGAGGGTCCAGACTTAGAAATCATAAACGGTTTGGCGCGGAGTCCCTTCATAAACTCCAATGGACCCTCGCCCTCTTCATTCCACAGTGCATCAGTTATTGTTCCATCTTTGTGGAATAATTTCTTCAGCACGTGGGTGAAGTGGTTGAATACGAATTGACTAAATTCGTAAGTCATAAGAGGATCTCCACCGTACTCTTGCGTAATCGTACTTATTTTCACCTTTCCTGGGAAATCTAATACTCGGTATAAGCCGAATAAAGTTGCCCAGAATCGGATCGTCCAAGTATGACCCGCTCGAATACGTGCCCGGTGAAGGGCTGGAATTATTGAAGGGATCCCCCCATGCGATCGACCGACTCGGGCCCCGAAAGGCGTCAAGTCGTGTAGTCGTTGTCCACCGACCACCTGTTGGAGCATCGAGGAGCAAGCCTTGAGATAAATCACAAGGTACTTGATTCCCCCATGTTTGTACAACCGATGGTAGGTGGCTAACGTAGTGATAACCACTTTGACAACTGAAAGGTTGACTCTCCGTCCCAGCAGTGACACACATCCTAAGATGTGCACCACGGCTGGACGCCCAAGTTTTACCTTGAGCATGGCATTAAGAGACGAATAGGAGCTTAGCAGTCGAGAATACGCACGACCAAGCGTTCGCTTGATATTTGTGTTTATTG